GATAAGTTGTTTCATGTGAGGATTATTTTTCTTAAACTCATCAAGTTCAGCAATCGACATCATTTCGGTAGTTACTTCACCTGTTTTGGTATTTTCAAAATCGTATGTTGGCATATATTTTTCCTATGGATTAACTTTAAAGTATTTATTGATTATGTCAACTTGGTCCTCATACTCAGCCATAATTTTAAGTTCTTTTTCAATTGTTTCCATAATATCCGGATGTTCAGCCACACCTACAGGTTTTTCTAAAATATTTAAAATATTTACTCTATGTTTGTAAATGTGTCCCTTTGCGTGTGATAAGAGAGCTGTAATCATTTCTTCTTTCATATTAGCCATTTTTTACTCCTTTTAAATACCAACTTGGTGCCTTAGCAGGCGATTTCCAAGTTGCGAATCTTTTTTTCTCTAAAATATAATACTTACGATAACTTGCAACACTATCACCAGGTACTTTACAATAATCTGGCATTGCTGGTGTTGCATCTGTGCCTTTCTTTTTCCAATTTGCATTGGTAGGCGGATGAGATAATATACTGCCTAAAAGTCTAACCGATTTATGGTTTTGGACATGGCCATATCTCTTTTTAAATTCTTCGTTTAGTTCTAACATATGATTATATAACCATACATAATTCCAGGCTGAGTCCATAACCCATACTGTACTAGGGTGTCTTACATGACTTGCCTTGTATAAAACTGGTTCTAAATTAGGATTAGGGTGACGCCATCTTTTAATCTTACGACCATTTGCTGTCTTATCATAATATTCTGTACCGTCTTGTACACGGTGTGCCGTTGATAACATCTGACAACTTTCTACAATCATTTTTGAAGTATGCTTGTCACAAGCCATTCTAGCGGCCGTTTGTGGGTCTTGGTGCAAATAAAAAATGTTCATAATATATCTCCCTAGTGTAAATGTTTATTGTATAAGTCCATTCTATCATACTTTTTACACAATTTAACAAATACATCAAACCAATAATTCTTAGCCCAATCACTCGTAGCTTGTTTACATACATTTATAACGGCCAGAATTTTATGTTCTGTCGTTTGTGTATCTCCCATGATTCTTTTTAAGTCAACTGTGTGCATCATATCTACCAATATTACATCATTTTTACTCATTTGTCAAGCCTAAGGTTGTTTAGATTTCTCATTCCAATCCATAATCTGGTCTAATTTCAACTTAATTTCATCAGGATCCAAGTCGGATAACTCTTTTGCACCTAGTTTCTGTACAAATTGTTTATAATCTCGTTCTCTTTTTCTAAATCTTTCATTTTTGGTCTTTTCTCGTTGGAGTTTAACCTCTAATTGTTCTTTTTCATCTTCTTTTACTTGTTCTTTATCTTTTTTTCTACTTCTAAGTGAGATGTTGGCCGCTATTAATAGTAATACAGCCAGAGGGTCAAATACAAAGATAAGAATAATAATAACCCACCTTACAGCCTCATCAAAGTGGTCTTTTGCTTCATCACCATAAATGAGTTCTGCAATATATTTAATTGGTCCTACTTCGGCCTCTATCTTATCTTGTTCTAATTGTAATGCACCTTTTTGGTCTGATAATTCTGCAATAGTATCACTAGCATTATTAATTGCTAATGTTAATGCGTCACGCTCTGGTTTTTGTTTTTCTCGTTCTTTTAAACCTCTAGTGACATATTCCATGTCCACATATTTCTCTAGTGTACTGTCTAATAAAGAAAGTGTTTTATTTGCTCTTGTTATAATTAATTCTTGTTGTTTTATTTGATTATCAATCAATTCAATCTTAATATTATTAGATGATGTAGGTTGCACTTGGTCTAGGTGTGCTTTTGATAGAAAACCAAATATACCCATAGAGGTAATAAAGATTAATACTATAACGGCAAATGTAAGATAGGTTTTTAAAGTTTTAGGTACAAGTTCATTACGCCAATTATTATAGAGCCAACTGGCGGCTACAAGTTTACCTACTTCTAATGCGCTACCCATAGCAATAATAGGTACAACTGCACCTGCAAATAGAGTAGCCAAACCTACGATTGAATAACCGGCTGCTATAACAGATATAGAAATAGCCGATATAAAAGTTATTAATATTGTAAACATGATTCTACCTAATGTAATTTAACTTATATTCTGCTCTAATTTTTTTAATGATACTTTTTATTTTAGAGAAGTAGTTTTTATCTGAAGCATAAGCTTCTAATGTTTCAACTAAAACAAATGGGTCATTTTCACCATTGTATTTTAATTCTCTATATTTTTCAAAAGCAGTACCATTATTTAGGACATCCATATAGTTCTGTACCGAGTCACATTCATGTTGAAAAACTTTAACACCCCATTTCTGTGGTTTATCTTTCCAAGGTAACATATGTGGTTCTCTTAAATCATATGTTCTGATACCAAATAAATTATTACCCTCTAATGCAAATCTACTTGTACCCCATGCACTCTCTAAAGCTGCCTGTGCTAATAAGAGTTCTCTATTAACAGGCATTACATCACTTGTGGTATGGTATATGTAATCTACACACACATTTACTGCATCTAAAAATTGTTGATGACTTTCATGTTCAAAATCTGGTTTCTGAATTTCAAAAGACTCAACTGTTTCTAGTTTTTCTTTAGCTTGCAATTGAAAGTTATAGTATATTACAGAAAAAAATGCTATAATTATACAAAATGCAAGCGTAGAAAATACTATTTTTATTTTATCCCTTAGGAACATTAAGCCTTCTTTCCTTCATAAGAGGAAATTAGTTTTGACCTCATCACAATATATTCGTAACCATATATTGTTTCTGCTTTTTCATACTCAGTATCACCAATTTTTATGGGGGTCATACGCTTCTGAAAGAAAGCAAGGCCTCCTTCATTACGAATTTTCTCCATCTTTTTGAATAACTTTTCTGATTGTCTTTGTGTTAGATTGTCTTGGACATCTTTAGCCCAATTACCGGTGTAATACACCATTTTCGACTCTAACTGATTGTCCCTAAATTTCCTTAACTTGTCAGGAATATTCTCAATCTGTGCCTTTAGATAACGGTCAATTTCTTTACTCGCCATAATATATATCTCCTATAGATAGTTGTTTATAAATCTGCAATTTTGAATTTTTTAATGACATTCTTTGTTGGTATAACTGTTGTGTTACCACCATCTGCAAGTTCGCCATTATCATCATAATTGTAGTCACTCATCAAAACATGAACCTTTTTATCATTCTTTACCAACCAACCAGTTGATACACATATAGCAGGTTTCATTCTTTGAATATCTTTCAACGATTTCCAACCAGCATCTGATTGAATATCCTCCCAATACACCAAATAGAAATCAAAGGTAAATGGTATTTCAGGTACATCATCTTTGAATTTTTTAGATTTTGCTCTTCTCATTTATTTCCTTTAAAGTTAATAGAACATAAGCTACAATACCACCACCTAAAATTAATTTAACTTCTGTTGGTGTAATTGTCCACATCATATCAATTATTTCGAACATTCTTTATCAGCAATTTTCGTGTCTTCTAATAATTTACACTTATATAACTGGTCAGATTCTTGTCTTAGTTTTGATGTAATATCGTCAATGATATATGGCATAGTTTTTTCTAAAGTGTCTGCCATTTGCAACATCATTACATAAGCTAACTTTTGCATTTCTTGTTCAATCAACTTTGAATGGTCAATTTTATCAGAATTTGTTATAACATGACCAATAACGGCTTTGTTGTAATCTTCGCCAGCCATGGCCGTATTAAAACCACTAACAAGGAACCAAAATAAGGCACCTAAAATAGTTGCTAAAGTTATCAAATATTTCATAATCTCTCCTTTTCAATCGTTTATATTTATATTATAGACTATAGGAGGTCTAAAGGCAAGCGCTTTTTTAAGAAAAAAAGCGTGTAAAATCAATGGTTTTTGAAAAAAATAGGGGGTGCGTCATAGTTGACCACCCCCTGGAGGTCTCTAAATGAGAGTGATTCTCGTTTAGGGTGTCTTGTAATCGTCATTCCAGTTAAAAGCTTCTTTAACCACAGCTGCGGAAAGACCTTTGTAATGTCTGTGAAGTTCTTTATCCTTCATTTGAATGACCACTTCAGCTTCGCTTTTGTGTAAAGCTTCTAAAATCTGAATAAACATAGTTTCTTTTCTAGTCTTTGATAGTGTATTATCTGCACCTTCTACAAAATGCCATAATTTTCTACTTTCATTTTCTAATAAACTATGTTCTGTACCTTCTGGTGCCTCATTAGCAATGTAAGGAGGTGTTCCTTCTGGTATATCCCATTTGATATTTGGGTCGAATGAACCTTTAATGATTCTTCTTAAACCTGGTGTATCGTGTTGTTTTAACACTTCTACCTTTTTAGGTTTATCTTTTGCGTTATTAACTTTAGTCAATACTTCGTGGAACAATAACTTACCTGAACCTCTAGTGGAAGCCATGGTAGTCATTGCCTGTTTTGACATTAAGTTTGGATTTGCTTCTGCCATATTATTTCTCCATGTTAAAAGTCACCAATGTTTTCCATTAAAGACTTCAATTTATTTTCAATAAAATAAGTTAA